GAATGGCACGGCAGTTGGAGTTAACCCCTATAGTGATGAGTGGCAGCAAATATACAATGAACATGGGTACAGCAACTTTAACCCTGTTGACAAACGCACCGCAGCTGGTGATTTCAGTGGGTTCGATAAGAATCTACATTATCTGTGGATTGATGCATTTGCTAGTTTGCTAGATCTCTTCTACGATGATCTTGGGACTGATACCTGCACAATAAGGAGGGTTCTCCTTCATTCAGTCTCCTTTTCAACTCACATAGTCGGCAGCGAGATTTTTAAGTGGGTGGGTTCGAATACTTCTGGCAATGCGCTTACTGTTCAGATAAATTCGTACTGCAACCTGATGATGACCCAATATGTGATTACCCTCCAATACATGGAGGTTAACCTGTCAACCATCAATGTTGACCACTTTGAGGTTAGTCTGCAAACGCTCTTCAGTCCAGGCGAGGAGCACTTTGCAATAACAGTGTACGGCGATGACGGTTTGATAACCTTACTTGCCAGGTACATGGAACACACAACATGGTTTTGCCCCAAGACCCTAGCTATGGCTTATTTTAAATTCCTTGGTGTAGTCTTCACTGACGAAATCAAGGGCGTTGATTTTGGCCCACTCAGACCCCTCAGTGAATGCACCTTTCTCAAGAGGGGATTCTCTAAGACTTGTCTTCTGGAAGACAAAGGTAGGGTTATGGCCCCATTACTACTCGACACCATACTTAATTCAATCAGGTGGATGAAGGATAAGGATGGTAGCCTTGAAGCTTGGTCAAACAATGTCAACCACATGCTCGAGGAACTCTCGGCCCATGATACCAGCACCTATGTGCTGAATGCCGGGACCATAGTCAACGCATGTAATAAGGTGACCGGCAGGAGGCCAAATGGGTTACCCAGCGTTGTGCCCAGGCAGAGGGGTTTACAACTCAAGTTGTGCAACAGGGATTACGTTTATTAACTTAGTCCCTCAACGTCTGAAATGACGTTAATCTACCCATTCTGTTGAGTTTGGGACGGTTTTTGAGCAGCTTTTGTTTAATGTTTTGGAAAAATCGGTTGAGCTCTAGTCGCGTTTGTGATTACACAGTGTCTATCTCACCAAAAATTCTCACTCTGCACAATACGATGATCTTAGTGAGGATGGGCGCCTACCACAGCAGTACCCCATTGCCCGTCTTAGTTGAGCAAAATGGGACCGTAGGGACGTACGTTAACGCCTCTCCCTTCACATTTGGTTGAGATGTGAAGAAGGGTAAATCGACCACTGACTTTCAAGAACCAAGTGCCTCCGTTGTGCCAGTAAACACGGAAACTATTACCACCACTATTTCTAGTGATGGCCCATCATCAATCAAAAAGGTTGATGAGAACTTCAACATGCCTACTAGGCAAAATTTGAATAAGGACGTAGTGTCCTCAATTGGCGAATTCCTCGGCAGGCCTCGTGCCGTGTACAGGGGGAATTGGACGCCAGCTCTCGGATTGAATGCTACTTTGGTTTCATTTGATTCTTTTAAATCCGTGCTTAGTGCGGATCCTTACTTCTTACAAAAACTGTCTGGCTTTAGTGGCATTAGGTACACCACGAATGTGAAGGTTGTACTCAATGCCACTCCATTCCAGGCGGGCAAGTTGAGGCTTGTTTATTATCCCAACGCCAATGCCAGCCTTAACAAGCATGCCGCACATCTCTCGTCCAGAATTTCTGTGTCCCAAATGCCTGGTGTGGAGTTCACCACCATGGATAAGTCATGTGAGGTTTCTGTGCCTTTCATGTCATACCAGGAATACTACGAGATGACAGGAAGTAGGAATGATCCACTCACGTTCACTCTGAAGGTATTCAGCAGTCTCGCCAACGGAGCTGCTGCAACTACCCCAAATGTAGGATGGACTGTGTGGATTTGGTATACGGATGTTGAACTCTACGGCGTGAGTGTCATCGAGCCTCAGTCCTCAGGCAAGGTGGGGAAGGTACGTACTGTAGCAGACCAGGAAGACAAGCCGCTTTCTTCTTGGTTATCGGCTACCAGCACGCTCAGCTCTTCTCTCGCATCCGTTCCATATATCAGCTCCATCGCTGGCCCCACCTCAGTCATGTTAAGCAAAATGGCCGGTGTTGCCAGTGCCTTTGGTTACAGTAGGCCATTGAATGGAGAGCCAGTTAGGTCAATGGCTCCACACTACTTCAGTAACCTAGCCAATTCCGATGGCGTTAATGTCTCAACCAATATGGCCATGGGGCATGATGCTAGGGCCCGATTGATAACTGACTATAGTCCTGCTGGCATGGACGAAATGTCAATTAATTTTATCAAGAGGCAGTGGAGCTTTGTCCGCGAGTTCTCTTGGACCGTGGGCGCTGGAGCAGGCGACCAGATACAACAGGGACAATGTAGATTAGGAATAAGTACCGAGAGTGTTCTTGGTGGAATTGCAATATCACCAATTGATTTCCTTGGCAATTTATTCCGTCATTACCGTGGTGGAATTGAGCTGTGTTTCAAGTTTGTCAAAACTGGTTTCCATGCCGGTTCAATGGCCATTTCATATGCCGTTGGGCCTGGTACAGGTTTTATCAATGCCACCCAGACTAACTTGTTACACCGCACGGTGGTTGACATACAAGATGGAGACTCAGTCTGTGTGTCCTTCCCCTTTATGTGTGTCACTGATTGGCTAGAAACCGATAACTTTTATGGTGATTGGTTTGTACACGTAGTCAATCCATTGGTGGCACCAGAGACAGTTCCACAGTCTATAATGGTCCAGGTGTATGTTAGGGGTATGGATGATCTGGAATTCACCACAATACACGACACGAGCAATCTCATTAACGTTCTTCCCGGACCCTACCTTGAACCACAAGGGATGGGTACAATGGAAGACGAGGAGATAGTGTACGAG